TAGAAATGGAAATCGTTTATTTAGACTACGAAGGTCTCGAGCTTGGGACGGAGTACAGCATGGACATTGAGATAGAAGCAGCAGTAGTATTTGTTGACCATGGAATCGGGGAGTATGAATTTTGGGGAACAAAAGGTTACCATACTGACATGAGACCTGAGGTAGATATGTTGCATATTACAAACTCTACTGTTTATGATGAAGATCTAAAAGAGGTAGAAGAAACCGAAGAGATCCAAAAGCTCGTAGAGAGATGGTTATCTGAGAATAGTCAGAAGATAGACGAAGACATTCTAGATAAACTGGATTCCTAATAAAGAGCAGCGCCTATAGCTCAGTTGGTTAGAGCATCGGACTCATAATCCGCAGGTCCTAGGTTCAAGTCCTAGTAGGCGCACATCTTAAATGTATAAGATATGGATAATATTACATGGTCTGGTCATGAGTGGTTAACGAAAGAAAGATGGGGAAGAGTTCATCCTGACAAATCATTTTGTTGGTATGATCCAGAATGCGTAAATGTAGATAATAAAGGATATCTGCATTTAACTACCGATAAAAGTCCGAGTGAGATCCAACACTACAATGGTGAAACATATAAACCAAACTTAGGTACTGGTTTGATCTGTAGTGTTGAAGATTTTAGTTACGGTCGATTTGAGATAGAAGCTATGATGCCTAGAGGCAGAAATAAATGGCCTGCATTTTGGTTGTGGGGATCTGAAACCTGGCCACCTGAAATTGATATTTTAGAAGGCTACACTGACAAACGAAATGGGTATTTAAAGTTTAACCGCTTTAACCCTTTGGGCTTCTGGAATCTTCAAACTAATCTATGGACACATGGCATTGGGGAGAAGAACTATAATCTCAGAGCGAAGACTCACTTCTTTGGTTTCAAGAATCCAGCTAAACACTTTCTTAAGTATTCACTACTTTGGTTACCTGATAAGATTAGCATTTCATTCAATGATTACCTTGTTAGAGAGATCACTGATAAGGACACTCTAGCTTACTTTAATGATCAGAAGATGAGAGTTGTCATCAACAATCACTTTCAAAAAGATAGCGATAGAGACTTTTATAGTGATTTTGTAATAAAACAATTCAGGTACACACCATATAAAGCGCACTTACCTCGTCATTTATGACTGTTACATAGCAGCAGGTCACCGACACCTGTGAGGTATTAAGCTCCCGTAGCTCAGCTGGATAGAGCAACTGCCTTCTAAGCAGTAGGTCATAGGTTCGATTCCTATCGGGAGTACGATTCACAAACTAAACACATTTTAATTATGATGGAATTCGCATTTAATTTTATATGCGGGGTATTAATGGTTGCAATATCCTGCATTGGTCTACTAATACTAGGAGACATCCTAGTAGAGAAGTGGGGGGAGATAAAAGAAAGAATGAAGGACTTTAAAGATTCTGAGAAATGATGATAAAAGAAAAACTCAGCCCTTGGGTTTACCCCGGTATTGCAAACCGAGATAAACTTAAAGCCCTTAATTCCTTTACTGCACTGTCTGTAGATCTTAGTCAGTTTATAGACATCTGTGTTCTGGCTTTCAATGTCGATAGAGACGACGTCATGGGTAGAACCAGAATACACAACTGTGTACTTGCACGGCATGCGTTTGCAAAGATAGTAAAAGACAGCACAACACTAACCTATGCTGCTATAGGAAAGTTTTTGGGTAGAGATCATGCTACAATTTGTCACAGTTGTAGAACAGCTGAGGACTACATAGAGACATATCCATACTTTGAGGAGAGGTATGATGTCTGTTTAAAACTCTTAAAGAAAATGGAAGTAGTAAAAGATGCGGGAGATTTATCGGCACTAGCTAGTCGAATTGAACTATTAAAACAGAAAAATGAAGATTGAATTAATGAAAAACAAACAGATACATGAAGTAAAAAATCAACAACAACGCAAAGCCCTAAATGCATGGGCTAAAGATGATTTTATTGGAAGCATCATCGCAGGCACAGGATTTGGTAAGTCTCGTTGTGGGGTATTAGCTGTTAAGAAGCTATTGCAACCCGGAGAAAGAGCCTTAGTTCTTGTCCCCACTACTCAATTGCAAGATCAATTTGCAGAAGAGTTTAAGAAGTGGGATGCAGATGATGTTCTAGAACACACAGATATCATGTGCTATCAATCAGCTTACAAGCTAGAAGCTATGCATTATGCTATTGTTGTGTGTGATGAGGTACACTTAGGCATAAGCCCGAAATACCGTAAGTTCTTTGAGAACAATACGTATGACAGGTTATTATGCATGACAGCTACGGTCCCTGAAGATGATGAATACCGTAACTATCTTATGAAGCTTGCCCCTATTCGTTTTCACATCTCTTTAGATGAGTGTGTAGAGCTAGGATTAGTGAGCCCATACGAGATAGTTTGTATCCCGGTTGAGCTCAACGACGAGGACCAAGCAGCATACAAGAAAGCACAGAACAAATTCTTGCAAGCCAAGTATCGTATTGGGGACTTTGATGCATTTACTGCAGCTAAGCTTATCTTAGCAAAGAAGATTCCTGGTGATGCTGGTGCCGCAAAGATGTTCTTCAATGCAATATCAGAGCGTACAAAAGTGGTGCAGCATTCTACAGCTAAAATTGACAAGGCTGAGGAACTCGTAGCACAACACAGTGATGATAAAATTCTTGTATTTTCTGGGACTAATAGGTTTACTGACGCTATGGCTGATTCTCTTTCAGCACTTGCGTATCATTCGGGGCATACTAAAAAAGGAAGAAAGGAGGTACTTGAATCGTTTCGAGATGGATCCAATCGTATCCTTTGCAGTACAAAAGCACTTAACCAAGGTTTTGATGTGCCTGACGCTAGTGTCGGCATTATTGTTGGCTTGGTTAGTAAGTCCTTACCTATGATTCAGAGGGTTGGTAGACTCCTTCGACTCAGTACCCCAGATAAGATCGGGAAGATCTATATAGTCTACGTTCACGATTCTCAAGAAGAGAAGTGGATAAAACAAGCAGTTAAATCTTTAAACAACGTAAAATGGTTAACAGTCTAACATTACAGAAGGTTACGAAGCTCCCTAATGTCAAGTACATTGACAACAATCGCTTCAAGCTCGAGCAAAGGCACATTGATAATCTTGCGAAGAGTATCTCTAAGTTTGGGTTTAATGTCAGCCCTGTATTGCTTACAAAAGACAACTACATCCTTGATGGTCAGAATAGGGTAAAAGCCCATGAGAAGACTATTGAGAATGGGGAATCTAACTCTCTGTACGTAGTTAAGTTTGATGTAAACTACAAAGGCAATGAGGACTACTTCAAAGACATGCTCGCTGAAGTAAACAACGAAGTCGAGAAATGGAAGGTTCAAGACTGGTTAGTTCATCACATTGATAATGAGAACTACAAAAAGCTCAATGATTTGTGGAAGAAATATCCTGATTCCAATTTGTCTGCTTTGCGCACTCTTACTTGTGTGAATGTTGACACTGGAGGTACTATCACAAAGGCTTTCAAGGACGGTAAGTATGTATATGAGCTGAATGAAACAAGACAAATTATCTTAGATAAGGTGACAGAGTTTATTCATCAGGATTACCCTATTGATGGGACAGTATGGGCTCAAGGCGCAGTTCTTAAAGCTCTTGCCTCGCTGAGCACTGACCCTGCATTTGATGTAGACCGGATGTTCTCTCAGATAAACAAGAATCTGGGCACATTCCAGGTACAGTCTGGAATGGGGAACTGGTGCGGATACTTTAAACTCTTGCACAATAAGGGCTTGAAAGGTCGCGGTAAGAAAATAAAGAAGAACTTTATAAGCTCTTACTGATATACAACTATTTATTATGATCGTAGAGATTAACATAAAAAGTCTCAAGGATTTTGGGATAACTGCTGATGAATATGTATATTTACAGTTATTACAAAGTGGTTCCCACGATGTCATAGACGATCTAAAGTTAGTTGTTAGGCTTGAAGTAATGCAAACCAAAGGCCTGGTTAAGCTGGGGGAGAGCACTGATACACATGTTGTTCGAGCGAAATTTAGCAGTCCAAATGCTACTCCGTTCGATCAGATGTGGTCAGAGCTTCTCTCCCACTTTCCTCTTAAGGTATATGCTAATGGGGGTATTCGCCCTTTACGTGCCAAAGACCCTAATGCCTCAACAAACAAGAAGGCTCGCAAACAGTACGAAAAGTACATTAAAAACAGCGTAGCCAAGCACAAGGAGGTTATTAGATGTTTGGGTGTAGAGCTAGACCAAAGAAAGAAGGCAAATAACTTAGGTTATATGCAAATGCTTGCTACATGGATTAATCAGCATACATGGGAAAAGTATCAAGACCTAACAGACACTTCAGATAATGAGCGACGCATCACAAGGGAACTATAGTCTCCCAAAACTTTATCATATTTCAAAGACAGTAGAGAAATCTATTAAAGATGTCCGCGATGGTATGATGGGGAAGAGACGTGTATACCCTACATCTTGGCCCCGACTTAACAGAAATCTTATGGGTGGCTTACAGCCAGGCAAGATGTATGTTATTGCAGGCCGTCCAGGTGTAGGTAAATCCGCATTTTCAAACCAATTAATATTTGATATACTAGATGTAAACAAAGACACAAACGACGATTTAATCGTTATCTACTGGAGCTTCGAGATGCCCGGTGAGCAGCAAATACTACGTGCTGGCTCAAAGGACACCAAGCTTCAGACATTTGATCTGCTTTCTGTAGAAAATATTCTATCTGAGGAAGCATTCAATAACTACAAGCAAGCTGTACAGAAGTACAAGGACTATCCTATGTATTTCTGTAGTATCCCCCAAGACATGAACATAATCAAGAAGGTTAATGAAGAGATGTTTTTACGACAACCGTCAAAGACTGTTATCAATTTAATTGACCATTCACGATTAGTACTTGGTAAGGAGGATACCGAACTACAGAAACTAAACACGGTTTCTAAGTCCTGCATGTGGATGCAGGCAAAGATGCAATCCATAACAATTCTACTTTCACAACTGAATCGTAACATCGAACAGGAGTACCGAGCCAAACAGCAATACCAACCATTGCTAACAGACCTCTTCGGAGGTGACTCTATTGGTCAGGATTCTCATGTAGTTATGATGTTACAACGTCCCTACGATTTGTATGGGATTACTGATTCATACTGCGGACAAGACCCTGTTGGGTTATTAGCTTGTCACGTGGAGAAGAATCGTGACGGATTGCTGGGAATGATCCCATTTCAAACAGATTTATCAACATTCACAATTAATGAGCGAAGTAAAGATTAGTCTTCCCACTGGTAAAATTAAAGCCAGCAGGAAGTCTCCTAAAAACTTCGTTCTCTATGGTCAACCTAAGGTAGGCAAGACATCGGCTCTTGCGCAGCTAGACAACTGCCTTATTATTGACCTGGAGGACGGAACTGATATGATTGATGCTCTCAAGATCAAGGCTAAGAACCTAGCGGAACTGGCTAAGATTGGGAAAGAGATTATCAGTCAAGGTAAACCTTATAAATACATTGCAATTGACACAGTTACACAACTCGAAGTATGGTGCGAGCCGGAAGCGAAGAGGCTCTATCAGAACACGCCTATGGGCAAAAACTTTGATAAAGAGAATACCGGACTTTCTGTTCTCACTTTACCTAATGGCGGTGGTTACATGTATTTGCGTATTGCTTTTAAAAAATGGTTAGAGAGGCTTAATTCACTAGCTGACCATGTTATTCTTGTCGGGCATCTCAAAGAAGCAAAGATAGAAAAGAAGGGCAAGGAGGTAGCTTACAAAGACCTTGACCTAACAGGCAAAATTCGTAACATCACATGTGCTAACGCAGATGCGATCGGTTATGTGTTCCGTGAGAACGATACTACAATGATTAGTTTCGATTCTCTTGGTGACATACAAGCCGGCTCACGGTGTGACCACCTTAAAGGTCAAACATTCCCACTTGAGTGGGATAAAATATTCATCGATTAATTTTAAACCCAAACATTATGATTGAGGCAAATCAACAAACGGAGCCTACCGTAGAAAAGCAAACCACTCCTGATGGGGAGCAGAAGACTATCACTCTTTCTGGTATTATCGCAGATCTTGATGGCGGTCTTGGGAGACCACAAATCAAGGAGAAGTATGAGCTTACTGGGGCGGAGATCAAGCAATTGTTCCAGCATCCTATGCTCAAGAACCGTCGCCCAAAGAGAGCACTGACTAAGATCAGCTTTACTCTTATAGATGACATAAGCTCTACACAAGAGACTCCTCAGGAGGACCCAGCACAATTGCGTGTTGATACTGAAGCACTACGTGTGGAAGACAGCACTGCAGAAAACGATTCATTTGACACCTTTGAACTTATTGACTAATGGCTATTAACGCAAACAACTCCAACGAAGAAGTAGCAGGTGGTGGTGGAGTACCACTATATGTAGGTATCGCACCTATGCAAATTATGGCTGTGAATCCCTCACAGTCTGAACTAAGTGACCTAGGAATCAACTTACGAGCAGAACCACAGTACACTGATGTGTCTATCGGTGGTGACAGTTACAACAAGATTACATTCTGGTTGAAGTGCATAGAGCCTTCATTTACTACACGCTTTGACATTCTTGTCAAGCCTGAGCATCGTGTTGCTAAGTCAGGGAAGAACCTGTGGTGCAACTCTGTAGGTCAGTTTGTATATGCAGACCAAGACCCATCAGAATTGTATGAGTGGTTCAAGTCTGACGGTGTGCGCAAAGCATATGTAGGTGAGGACATGCTCATGGACTTTATTAAAGCCTATGCTAACGTGGCTAACGGTGATGAATGTGCATTTGAGAGTATTAGTAAGATTATGAGCGGCGATGTTACAGAAATCCGTCAGCTTGTAAACGCACTGTCTGATAACCGAGTTCGAGTATTACTCGGTGTTAAAGATGGTAAGTACCAGCAGGTGTACACAAAGCACTTCGGTCGTCTCAAGCCATTCCGTAAAGATTTGTTTATCAAACAACTCAATGACGATTATGGTTCCTTTAATGCAGAATACAATGCTAGCCTTGAGCTAGAAAAGTATGTTCCAGGGTTGATTACCCCGGATCCGGAACCTGCAGTTAAAGCTGAGGCAGCAAGTGATTGGTAAGTTTTTCGGGTTAATTACTAATTGCTTCGAATAGGGAGGGGGACTACGGTCCCCTTCCTTATTTTTACACGCCATGATTAAATACAGAAATAGCAATGATCATTTACACAGCGATGTAATACTTACTAAGATAACTGAGTACGATATCTTTAGACAATATTGCCCTAATTTCAAAAAACTTGGGGTAAAGTTTTGCAGCGATCTACGGGAAGACGAAAGACCAGGTGTCAGCATTGTTGAATGGAAGGGTGGCCTACTATACAAGGACTTTGCTAATGAGGAACATACCTTCAATTGCTTTGGGTATGTGATGCACAAGTACAATCTAGAGTTTGTAGGTTCGCTTCAGCTTATTTCTCAGGACTTCGGTCTTGGGCTAACTAGCAGTAGTGTAATTCCCACAGCTAGAAAATATGAGTACAACATAACACCTTTAAAACGTGCAGTAATTCGTATAAAAGCTAGACATTGGAATAGCTTAGATGCAGATTACTGGAAGAAGTTTTGCATTCCAAAGAGTTTATTAGTTAAATTTGATGTTCACCCAATAGAATATTTTTGGATTAATGAGACACGTTTTCACTCGCATAGTATCAGTTACGCTTTCCGTTTTCACAGCGGTTATAAGATTTATAGTCCGTATGAAACAGATAATAAATGGTATAGTAACGTGGGTAAAAACGTTATTCAGGGGTATTCTCAATTGGTTGAAAATGGTGAAGTTGTATTTCTCACAAGCTCGCTCAAGGATGTCATGTGTTTGGAGGTGCTTGGTTACTCCGCCGTTGCGTTACAGTCCGAAATGCAATTGCCCAATGAAGGGCTCATCAAAACGCTCAAGGAAAGGTTCAAAGAAGTAATCGTTTTCTACGATAACGACTTTGGGTCAGAGCAAAATCCTGGGCAAACTGTAGCTTCTAAAATTTGTTCTGCGTTTGAGCTTGCTAATGTGTATGTCCCTGATATATATTGCAGCAAGGATATCTCTGACCTGATTAAAAATCGTGGGCTTAATACAGCACAACAACTAATCAAAGAAGAGATATGGCAACTGACAAACAAAAACAAATCGACGAGATCCTACATAGATGTGCCATTCTAATGGCTAATCTGGGGACTAAGACGAAGCATGATGTAACAACGAGAGAGAAAGCAAAACAAATAGAACAAAAGTGGCTTCAAGAAATAAAAACCATCGATCCAGAACAGTACAAAATGTTGGTACCCGATCTACAAGAGTTCGAAACGCAAAACGAAAACAAGTCGACGGAATAAACTTTAGGAGTATGCTCGAAGTATTCTGCTACCAAAAACTCAAAGAGAGTGGTATCAGTTCAGAGTACGAAACTAAGAAGTTTGTCTTGTTTGAGGGAATGCATTACGGGAATAGTAGATATGAAGACAACGGCAAAACTGGATACAAGGATAAGAAATCTCATAAGGTTAGAGACATCACTTACACTCCTGACTTCCTTGACCCAAAGGGGAAATGGATTATAGAGTGCAAAGGATATGCTAACGAAAGGTTTCCCTTGAAATGGAAGATGTTTTTAAAGCTCCTCATGGAGCAAGATGATCCACCTGTATTATTTGTACCCAGAAATCAGAAGCAAGTATTGCAGACGATAGAAATGATCTTAGAACTGACGGCCCCTACTAAATAGGGGTCGTTTTTATTTACAATAATATGGAAAAATTTAAATTAAGGTCAGGGGTAGAACCCCCCGATCCTGGAGACTTAATTGGTGTAGCTTATGGTGGAGCTGGGATGATCAGTCCCTCTGTATTTATAAGGGTTAAACAAGGCAATGGCCATTATATTGTTAACCATTTTATACTGGGGGGTTATTGGTCTCGCAGAAAGTTACCGCCTTCTCCTACACTGGAGTGGGTACACAAAAACTGTGACTATATCTACGGAAGTTGTATATCAGATAGGATTATTTATGCAGACCCTAGGTGTTTGTCTAAAGAACAGAAAGAAGAGTATCATGTAATTAAATCACTTGTAAAAAATGAGCATAAAAACAGTTGGGCAAACAACCCAATCAAACACGCGTGGGCTAGAGAAAAAGATTAGCAAAGGTGCAGAGCATCTAATCTTTGATGTACTACAAGCTACGCAATATTCTACTCCAATACCTTCGACCATACGTGAGCTGGTGACTAACGCCTGCGATTCACAACGGGAGAAGGAAATTGCAGTAGAGATACTTGCAGGTAAAGCTCAGGTTGAAGACTACTTCATTACTCGTTCAGGAGAAGAGTATGAAGCATCTAACTTCAATCGTGAGTACTACGACCTCAACTATCTGGATATGGAGAACAACCATGTCAAGGTCAGATACATTGAGGACGATTCAGGTTCAGGATACTGTGATACTGTAGAGATTATGGACTTCGGTGTTGGCATCGGGGGACGTCGTCTTGAGGGTATGCTTGAACTTGGATATTCTACAAAGCGTAATACTGCTGAGAACTTCGGTGCATTCGGTTTAGGTTCTAAAGTAGCGTTGTCTACTGGTGTTCCTTACTACAGCATTGAAAGTGCATACAACGGTAAGCTGTTCAAGATGAACTGCTACCCGTACAAGACGGACTTTGTCATAGGGAAGTGGGATTCCGATGGACAAATAACTCTTAGCAATGGAGAACCAGCGTATTACAAAAACTACAGCGGAAAGAATTACACTAAAATTTCCCTTGGGGCAAAGAAGCACACTCGCAGAGCATTTAGTAATGCAGTAGAAGAGCAGCTTTGCTATATACCATCAGTCAGGTTTGACATAGTAGATTCTCAAGGGAGGTCATACTCTCCTACAATTAGTAGAGATATCCTCCTGAACACAGACAATCTTATTGTGACAGACTCTGGTTGGTATGCACGACCACACATCGTGATTGTCAAGAATCCTGGGGATACTACGGGTATCAACTACGGACGCATTGACTTTCGTGAACTCGAAATGGAGGAGTTGTGGGGCAACATAGGCATTAAGTGTCCTATGCGGCAGTCATACATCAACGATGCCGGGGAAGAGATTGTAATTCAAGACGGTGTAGATGTGACTCCGTCACGTGAGAAAGTTATATGGAATGATAATACAAAGAAGTATGTACAAGGGATGCTGGAGAAGGCAGCAGAAGACGCAACAAAAATAGTAGAAGAAGCACTAAAAGAAGATGATTTTATAAAGTGGATACAACTCTGTTCAAACATACTGTACAAGGGAAACACCGATAGTGTGAGTAGCACTGATGAGCTTAGCGCCATTAAGCATGTTGCTCGTATGGTGGATGTTTCTAGCATTAGACCTAAGTTTGAGAACACAGGTATTAAGTTCTCAAATCCTAAATCTATGTTCAAGGGCTATCGGGTTAGAGTAGTTCATGCAACCGGATATAGGGACGGGATTGCTCGTACAGATGTAACTGATTGGACCGGGATTGATTTATCCAGAGTCTATGTAGCAGAAGAAGGTAGTGTATCTAAGGTAAAGGACCTTTATCTTACGTCTCAAGGCGTTGATAAGTTTGTCTTGATCTCAGCAGTTAGCAGTGACAAGTTTGTTAAAGAGCTCTCAGAAGCCTTTGACGATGATCACAAAGCAAGAATACTGAAGGAGGAGGCAGCTTATGAATTGCAAAGAAGTAAGATAAATAACTGCCTTAGTAATCACACTTCTCTGCTGCATAGTTACTCTGATATAGACGTCCCAGAGGCATTCGCAACAGGAATTAAGTTTAAAGAAGAAGAAACAGCAGGACACCACCTCACTCCCGCAGAACAACGTGTACTTGAGAAACGTATCGTAGGCTTCTCCCTACGATTTAGTAATCAAAAGTGGACATGGGACAAGTTCGAACCTAAGATTCAGACTATTCTAGAATCTGAGAACGAGACCTATTATTGTTCTAAGGCAGATGATTACAAGATGCTAATGGCAGCTAAGATATTGTATAAGCGTATCCCTAAATGGGATAAGGTCGGTTGCAGGATTCAAGAGCCATGGTCTACTAGCCCTATCCTGTTTAGAGAGGTAGTTCCTAGCAATGCTTGGAGGAAAGATTACTTTGAGCTGGACAAAACTAAGGACCTAAAAGCTCCGCAGTTGTTTAGACTCTCAGAGACTAACCTCAAGTATGCAGAGAAGAACCCACATTGGAAACACATTGATGAGTTCTTCTTTACCTCTACAGAAGATGGGGGTCTTGTAGTTAGTGAGTATTTACGTAGAGTATTGACACATAACGTTATTACAGAAACAGCATGGATGCATAAGTTTAGTTGGATGGGTGCTCGTGCGTGTGAAACTCTATTGCCGGATCTTTCGAGAGCCTACAAAAGAATATACAGACACAGTCAGCACTGTATTCATACCAGTGCACTGACTGACAATGATTCTTCAAAGGAAGCAATAGAGTTCAGGCAGTACCTAGAAAACTTTATAGAGTATCAAAGGGTTTGCAATAGCGGAGATGTATCTTTACGTAAGCAGAAATCCAGAGAGCTCTTTGTTGTAGATGTTCCCACCATCGATGCATACGACGAAGACTTAGCGGGTTTGATTACAGTATTAAAGGAAGCATATGCTGATATCGGGGAGTTTATGAAGGCTATACACGAAGGCCTAACTGCCTGTAGTCACAGCGGTAAGCTTACTGAGATTATGGACCCACTTACTACTCTATTTTCTGCTTACAACAAATTTGATATCGAAGTCCCGGACGTTGAGGTTCCGAGACTTTGGTTTAGTTTAACCCCACCTCAAACCAATTAACAAAAATAATATGGTAAATTTAAATGTCGTAGAAGACAGCATATCTGTTTCTATAGGTGAAGACTTCAGCGTTGTTCCCTACAACAAAGTGACGTACAAGCGACTCTTTGATTTGTCTGTGCAGGCTAATGCTGCAGAGTCTTTTGAAGAGTATGAAATGTACACTCATGGAATTGTACAAATTGTTGAGGACAATGGAATAGATGCACAGCAGCTTATTGAGTCAAAATGTAGTTACTTGAAATACAATGAGCTGACTAAGCAGTATTTCTTGACCCACGATGATGAGGAGATATCTGACATCCCTATGCCGCAGTCTCTTGTAGAGAGAATTATGGATTCTGTTGACAAGGATATTGACTTTCTCCCTGTAGTAAAGTTGTGGACTAGGTTCTTGCGCAATCCGTTGCTCAGAAAGAAAGGTGCAGATTTTGCTGAGCGCTTTGCTGATTTTGTAAACATGAAGTACGTGCATCCGGAGAACAAGAAAATCTTTATGGATAAAGGTCTTGCCGAAAATGTAGCTACGGATCTTGCTACTGTTTATCAAATCAAGATAACTAACGAGGGTCTCCTCAATGGTTACAAAGTGTCTCGAGAAGTCATGCATAAGTTTGATGCTGAGACTGGGGATCGCATGCCTCGTTACAAGCGCACCTTTAACGTAGATACTGGTGAAATTGACTCAGAAGGACTCCCAGAATTTGTGGAGAACAGACTCTTTGAGCCAGCTGTTATGGGAAGTAGCGGTGATGCATTCTTTTGTGGGGACGCTCTTGGACACTTCATTCGTGTCGGACGCATTCACAAGTTGGAATCATGGGATCAGGTAAACACTGATGATAATGCTGTTTGTGTTCGTGGTCTGCATATCGGTGGTTTGTATTACATCAATGGTTATGGGGGAGAGATTCACAATGTCTTTGTAGACCCTATGCATATTGGTGCAATCCCTAACTCTACTGATGGTGCTATCCGTTGCCTTCAGTACTTTGTACACTCTAGCTTGGCTGGTGTGAATGGTAGTATGTATCATTCATCTAAGTATGCAGCACTCACTGACCAGGAATGGGAAGAGATGCGCAAAGAGATTTTAGAATCTAATACTACAACTGTGTGATATGAGTCAACAAATTGAACGACTGCCCAAAGGTAAGGCCGTTTGTTTGATTGACGCAGATTCATTATTGTATTACGAGATGGGTAAGGAAACGTTGGAGGAGGCTATGACTGGCCTCGACCAACGCATCCATGATATACTACATCAATGTAATACTACAAAGTATGCGGGTTTTCTAACTCATGGCAAGTGTTTTAGGTACGAGATTGATACTGACTACAAGGGTAAGCGGAAGAAATCTAATCGCTCTGTGTTGTTTCCTTCACTCAAGGAGTATGCAATGCAGAAGTGGGGATTCTCTTACGTGACAGAACTTGAAGCAGATGATCTTGTCAGTTACTATTCTTACAATCACGAGGAGACTATGATTATTTGTTCCCCCGATAAAGATGTACTCAAACAATGTGTTGGGATGCATTACAATTATGGGAAAGCAGAGTTTACTCATACGTCCCCAGAGGAAGCTCTCAAGTTTCTCTGGATACAGACGCTTATGGGTGACAGCACAGATAATATTGTGGGTATCCCTGGTGTAGGTGTAAAGACTGCAGAGAATTGGTTAAAGGATAGAACAAAAGACTTCGAAGCGTTTGCATTACGCAAGTACGTAGAGAAGTTCGGTATGGTAAATGGTATCATGGAGTTCTTCAAAAACTTTAATCTAGTGTATCTGCTTAAAACGGATGAAGACTTAGACCGTTATGGTTTGAGGCTTCCTCCCTTGTTGTGCACTGACATCTCAAACGATCTATGGGACGATGCATGATGTCAAAGGTCTCAATTTACAGCCCGTCGATGGGCGAACTGTTAGATTGCATGTACCTCTAAGCTATCGAGAAGAAGTAAATGGAACGGATATAGTTAGATTGCACAATGAAGAAGAGACAATAGAAATTAAAATTGGAAGCTCGGTAACCTATAGGAAGACAAAGCACAAGGTTAATGTTATTACGCGCGGTATACATGAGGGCAAGCTTATTTGCTATGACCTCAAGTGTGCTAAGCTGACTAGCTCTAGCACTTTTGCTCTTCCTTTTCTTGGAGGCAACAAGAAGTACATGTTGTGGGATTCTCTTTTTGTAAATGCTTTTATTTCCACACCGGAATACGATGAGTGTATTGCTCTCTTGTATCGGTTCTCTGGAGATAGGATGTTTACAAAGTTTGAAGAAGCAATGTGTGCTATGCCAACTTTTATCAAATTCGAAGATGTGGATACGTACCACGTTTTGTTTGTCTTTGATATTCCTGATTCGGCTAGGAATTCATACAAACGGTTTAGGGAGGGTCAGTATTCTAAGATAGATGATATCTGGAAGCTGATGATCCTAGACTATCATGATTACAAAGCTGATGGTAAAACAGGTCAGATACTATACAAAGACCCCGAACTCCGAAAGAGTCTAGAAGTTAAGCTAGACATAAAACTGGGGGACTCTGAGTTACACAGTATACCTGACATGCGTTATGAACGATTTGACAAAGAATACTACAAAGTATAATGCACTTATTATTTAAAGACGTGGACTATGGATGGGAGGAGTTACGTCCTCTCATCGATAGTTCTCAATTTGATTTTACAGTGGAGACTATAAGATCTAGAGGCGCTAAGATTTATCCTAAACGTCAGGATACATTTAAAGCCTTTACTCTTTGTCCCCTCGATAAAGTTGAAGTCGTTATTCTTGGACAGGATCCGTATCATAATGGACAAGCTACTGGGTTAGCTTTTGGAGTAGCTCATAAACCTATTCCTCCATCGTTACGGATAATTCATAAAGAATTGTGTAATCAATTTGATCATCATCAACCTATTGATGAGTTCGACCACACGCTCGAGCATTGGGCTAAGCAGGGTGTTCTTCTTTTAAATACAGCACTGACTGTAGAAGAGAAGAGTGCCGGCGCCCATGCTGGGTTGTGGGATTGGTTTACAGTTCAAGTGATAAAACTTATTCAAGAACGTAGACGTCACACTATATTTGTTCTCTGGGGTAAACATGCTCAGAAGTTTAAAGAACACATCCATATTGCTGTACTAACATCTGCACACCCAGCTGCAGAAGTATACAGTGGTAATAAGGCAGGGTTTTATGGGAGTGGGCACTTTCTTAATATTAATGAAAGACTTCAAACCAGAAACCTACCTAAAATAGATTGGTTTCAACTTCCTACAGCTGTTGCTGAAGAAGAACAAATAAAAATGTATGACAATGAATAACCAAAAGTTTTGGGAACATGATTACGTGGCTACTAGTACTGATGACATAGAGCCTGTACATCCTACAATTAAAGAGGCACACGCTGTATTAGATAAGTTAAAGTCCCTGCTTGCAGAGAAGAACAGATCTTACGGAAACAGTGCACTCTCTGATGTGAACTTGTTTTGTAATCTATCATCTCTCCAGTTATTGGAGGGGCAGATAGAGCACAAACTTCGTCGCTTCAAAACTTTAGGTGTTGATGGTGATAGTGAAGATACCCTCATGGATCTCATGGGATATCTTACACTGTTTATGGTTGCTGTCAACAGAGAGAAACAATAGGAAAATTGGGGGCCGGCTTTCGCCACCCCCTTTTTCTGGCCTTATTTATTACTAAGGATGAAATATTTGTTAGCTTCTTCTGGGTCCCCGGTCTTTACAATACCGCTTATTACTGGGAGTATATCTTCTAGTTCCTTAACCCACTTAAGATCTCCCCTCTCGTATTTACCAGACCGTCGTTGATAGAAGACATCCTTTTCTTCTATTGTTGGCCAACCCATATAGTATCCGGCTAAGTTGTTTGTAGCTGTAATAAGCTGGGATGCATCCTTAACTAGGTTAGCAGCTGCAGTGGGGGACTCTATTATTCTCCCAAATTCATTTACGCTTCTAAATGCTTTGAGTTCTGTTTCAAGTCTATTCATCTGGTAGATTGCCATGTGTGTGTACCAGTTATCATACTCATCATCATCGTCCATCATACCATTTAGAATCAGTGTTATCATTCCGGTCATTGTAATGTAGAATTGCTCATGCAAAATTCTGCGAATGTTTTGTCTCTGCAATTCATTTTGATTCTTGCTTTTCCCAACCAGGAGTTTTAGAGAGTCTATTGGGTCATTTTTAAATCCACGTACCGCTGCTGTGATAGCATTATAATATGTAGTGTAGTACCCTTCTGTTATATCTCCTAGCTCTACGTCGATGTGGTATCCCCCACTTCTGTGACCCATTCTTTTTCTGTATGCAGGATTCAAGAACTTGCGGAACAGAGCTACTAATGACAAAGCCCCCTGTCTCTCTATAAGAGTCTTATCAAAGCTCCCCTTCAACTGGTTGGTTCTCTTTACCATCCCGGATACTTTGGCGGCAAACATACCCATCTCTTTGTTCCCAAAGTTTGCAACATCAGATCTAACTTTTAACTGACCTTTTGAATCCTTTTCTAATATATCCCAAAGATTTGCCTCTTCCCCCTCTTTATTTTTGATGATGTTCCCATTCTTATCTTTGAACCCTTTTTGTTCTAGAGCAAGGGCCACCATCTTCGTCATAGTTGTTTGCCATTCCGGGATTCTTTGCAAAATAAACACGGAGTTTAGGTTAGTGGCTTTTCTTACAGCACTCCCAGTAACATCCTCTGTTCTACCCATTTCCTGGAAGACATCAAACATTTCAGCCATTTGATTTAGCTTACTTTGTTTAACAAACTTAGGTGAGATTGCCTCGCTTACACTTGTCCCAAGATCAGACAGAGCGAGGTTAACTATTGTCTGTGCCTTGAAGTGACTTCCCTTGCTGTAGAACTGTCTTGCCCAGCCTTCAGATCCATTTGATATAGAGTCTATTATCAACTGGTTAGTAGCTTGCAGCCCGTTAAATCCAAGTCTTGATAGTGCAGTAAGTGACGCGGCTTTACCGTAAAGCTTTGTCTTTGAGAATCCTAAGATTTTATCAGTTTCCTGCTTTCTCATGCTCTCTCCATAGATTACATTATCTATGAAGTTTTTAAGATGCTCAAAGTCTCGACTATCTTTTCCAAGTCCCTCTTTTTCTATTCCAAATCCTAGTCGCTGTGCAGTCTTATCTACTATTGGGATACCTGTAGCAGACAGTTCTTTAACAGTACGATCTCTAATAGAGTCATGCATCACATTAACTACTCCAGCCATTTTAGCTGTGGCTTCATAGCGGTTAGCCATGTCAACAAATTTGACTAGACTGTTTACTATGTCTCTGGAGATCTTAGACTCCTCTACTGTATTCGTAAAGTATTTGGGGATTACTCTTAACTTCTCCCCATTTGCATCGATGAGTTCCCCAAACTCTGTATCGGTTTCATTCTGTGTAAACACATCCCCAATTGCGTTTTGGGCACCCTCCTTAAACTTCTTTTCTTTGAAAGAGTCTATGGCATCCTTTAGTATAGCAGGAGCCATGTAAGAAAAATTGTCCCAGGAGTTCTGAACCATTGGGCGTCTCCCAAGTTTAGCTTGGTGCTCTTTATACACCTCCATAAACACGTCGTAGAACTCTCTTGTTGCTGCGGGCATGTTCGTAAACTTAGGGTTAATGTAGCTATCATTAGGTTGTGTTAGGCTACCTGTAATTACCCATCCCCCTTTTCCTCGTCGGTATACTTTCTTTATCTCAAGGTCCAGCGCATTGTACTGATAAGACAGCTCCCTTGCTTCAAAGTCCCTACCCTCTTTGTACGCTTTATTTCGTGCGAGTAGTATCTTATCCCGCTTATTAAGCATGTCATCAATTATGTCCTGAGCTCCGTCTATCGGTCTTCCATTTTTTGAATACCACTCCGCAACTGTTTGGTTGTATAGTCTTCCCTCTTTACTTCTAAAGAAGTCATCAAGTTCTGAGACATCCTCTGGGTAGCCGTATTCTTCTTTTGCAAGCTCAAACATTGTATTCTGCTTCTCGTTGTAGCTAGCTATATCAAAAGGCTGTACAATACTCAAGATATTAGTCTTCTCTACCTTCTGTGTTTTCTTGTTTTTACGATACACAGAAACTACCTCTAGCATATCCTTAAACATTTCTGCCGGGTTTCTTTCTGACGCAGTACTTGCATCTCTAAACTTGTAGAAAGCATCACGCAGTTTAAACTTAGTATCTATGGTGCTTCTGTGGCCTTCAAGTAGGCCTGTTTTGATTGCACTTGAAAACAAACTGAGTGTAATATCCGAGCTGTAAACCAAAGGATCTGTGTAAAGTGAGAACCCGGATGCATCCTGGTGTGTTTCTCTCAACTCTTTTATGATACGAGCTGGCCCAATACGTTTTTCTTTAAGCTGCTTGATATTTAGCTCTATCAGACGTCGTTGTCTATTTTGCTTTGCTTGTCTGCTGTCAAGTAACCCGTAACCAGATCGAAGGTTACGTTCCATAGCTATTGCTTCGTATTGTTTATTGTTTCTCTCTAGTCCTCGGAATGGGATGTTAAGATTATTTTCCTCCAACGCCTTTTCTAGAAACTCTATGTCTGCATCTATTTTTTGATTAACACCTATAGGAGCAAATGACAGAAGCAATCTTGCTTGTATTGGGATAGCTACAGCTAAGTACCTATCATCTAGAGCATCCATTCTTTTTATAGTATCTCGTACGTCTTGCAGTAGGTCATCTTTTAAACCTTCAGTATCCGCTAGAGTATCTAGTTTGTTTTTGAGAATAGTAAGAGCGGACTTCTTTTTGTCCTTATTGTAGAATGCTTGTATAGTCTGCTGCAGGTCTGAGATGTTTTTAAGTATGTTAGCTTTATCCTCATTGGGCATTGTTTTATAGCTAACTGCATACTCTTGTTGTATTCTATCGTACAACTTCTCAGCTCTCTGTGCTAGTGCGAAGACATAGTCTATGTATTCAGCATAGTCAGATATCTTCTCCTGTCCCTGCTTTATTTTCTTTAGGTTTGCTTTTAACAGCTCCAGCTCTCGTAGCTTCTGCTTAGTCTTCTCCTTCTGCTCTAAGCGCTCGAGTCTCCCTATCTGAAGCTCCACATTTGTTAAGAGCTTTTCTGTTGTATTATCTACCCTTTCTTGTACATTAAATACCTCGTCTACTAGTGGGTCTTGCGTCAGATCTTCACCTTCAGCCTCAATGTCTGTGTCTTCAGACATAGTAAACTGCACTGAAGTATTTCTAAACATAACCTCCAATACTTCAGGGTCTATATCCAGCCTTACGTTCTTCCCTTCTCGAGTCTCAGTAATCAGATTTGTGTATGCCCCAAAAAAGTCTTGGGCTGCTGCGTTGATGTAACCTATTTCTTTTCTTGCATCCATTACATCATCTCGCAAGTAAAGAGTATCCCCATCTAAGACGGCTATCTTGCCGTCCAGCATCTGCTTTATTTTGTATGGATCTCTTGCTTCTGCAGCAGTATCCTCTACGTAGAACATAACGTCTGAAAGCAATGGGTTATCTATACCTCCGACTTTAAATCTGCAACTCATTTATTCTTTATTTAGCAAACATGTGATATATCTGAAGAGCTGTCTGTAGTTCTGATTCTTCTTGTCTCCTCGTTCATAGTCATAGGATCAGACATAGTCTTTGTAATTCCAGCTCTAGAATGTAAATCTACAACTTTATCTTTTCCTTTACCTTTACCTGCCATCCTTACTTTTCTTTCTCCTTGGCTTTCAGCAAAGAAACTGCTAGTTACAATATCCCCATTTCTGTCTCTGAGGTTGAGCTCGATAATCTTATTAGTTATACTCGTGCTCTGTATTAGGTGATACATCTCATCTGTGTTGTTATACTCATACACTGACATCTTATCTACACCCTTACTGTAATTAGCTCTTGTTACATATCGCGCCGGACGACCATCTAGTTCTACTGATGCAGGCAATCCGTACAGTCCTTCACCGCGTTGCACATACGAACGTGGCATTCGTCCAACAAGTGGTGCAGATGCTACAGTAGCGGCACCGTAGTTCTGCATAAAGCTGAACATGAAATCGTCAAAGTATCTCTCGTCATTCTTGACATTCTGGAATTCTTCTCGCAAGTACTGCATCAAGGTCTTCCCACTCTCGTCAGCTATCTCCATAAAGAAGTCTATTGGGATGGCGTCGTAGTATGTACCATAAGAAGGTGCAAGTCCGGTTGTTACGATTGAGTTGAGTACCAGTCTCTTACCCATATTCTGGATCTTCTTCTGTTCTTGTGGGTCACTAGTGTATTTCTCCGGTCTGTACAATAGATCTCCAAACGACTGACGTTGGGTTTCTCTTGCTCTGAGTGACATTTTCTCCGTGTTCTCTATGCTTATTCCAAACACTCTTGTAGTAGGATCATTGTATTTAGGTCCCTCTTTAATAGACGCAATCATAGAGTTACTTCTCAATGCTGGAATCTCCTCGATCAGGTCTTTCACTTGTTTGTACAAGTTGTTTTTAGGATCAAGAAGCATCGACTTTACTACAGACTTCTGCATCAATGATCCTATCGGAGAACCCTCCTTAGTAAAGATGTGGTAGAACAATGCTCTGTCTACAAATCTGTGCTCTGCAGCAGTCATAGTTTGCTTTCCAGCAACATCCTTCAGCAACTGTTTAAACTCTCTAACCCCCTTCGTCCCGCTCATAAACAGCTCCGATGATATCTGCATCGACTCATCTATGATGTTGAAGAAGGCTCTACTAATTCTATATGCATCCCCCTTAAGTATCTTCTCCACCTCTGAGTAACCAACGATGTTTCTGTTACCGCTTCTCTTGTAGTTATCTAGCACATCCAGGTATGCCTCAATCTCAGCAAGGTCCCCCATCCCATCCAGGTTATCTGCAGCAATGACTCTGTAGAAGTCTGACAAGCTGTTACCTGCTACAAGTGCATGCGCAAATGCGTACAATGCTTCTTTTGCAACCGGATCTTTTCTATTCCCCTCTTTAGAAACTCTTTCAAGTTCCTCAGTATTTAAAGCTGGGGGCAGTATGCTGCTATCAAAGCTTGCAATTTTGCTGTAGGTCTTTCTATTAATTCCTAAATCTTGGAATACTCTCTGGTTACTCTTGTTTCTGTTGTCTCTTTTACTTTCAACAAACTCCCTAACAAGGGGGGTCGTCATTAATGCCACTACATCTCGGTCCCCAAATCCTATACTCTTAAGATACACTGTAGCGTTGAGAGTAATATCATTATCGTTAAGCGTACTGTGGATTAATTTACTACCAGCATCTAGCGCTGCAGAAAGTCTCTCTACGATTCCAGCAATATTTCTTTCGTTTGTCATCTCTGACCTAGTAGATATCAGACCAAGTGCTGTGTCATTTAGTATGAATTTCTTAGATGCATTTACTGCTATACCGTTCTGTACGTATTCTTCATTCTCGAACTGAGATGCAACATTAGCAATGCTCATACCTGCAATAGCATTAGCATACCCACCCACAAGTGTTGCAGCACTTTTATAGTTAGACTCCATCTTGATTTCTACAAGTGGGTCATCAAAATCTCTGACTTCTTCTTTTGCAATTTCAGGATTGTCGGCTAGATCGTTTAGTGTATCCTGATTAAGTGGGGCAAACAGGTAGGGTGCTGTTTCCTTATTCATTAATATAGAATAGGAGATATTAAACAGCTCATTCTTTAACCTATCCAGTCTATTCTTGGGATCCTTGTTCTCAAACAGGTTAAATAGTTTATCAATATCGAAGTCAGATCCTGTTTGAATTGTAATACCACCTGCCACCATAACTGTCTTTGAGTATCCTCGAGGAAGGATACCAGCAACTTGAGATGGGACTGCTGAAGAGTAGTCCTGGTTTGGGATACGGTACATTATAATGCGATCCCCAACCTCTATACCATGCATTTCTGCCAGGTCTTCAGATATCATTATCTCTGCCGCCACTGTATTCCCTTTTTCATCTATATGTATATGTCTAAGCTCTCTTATCTCATCCCCAATCTTCCACTTACCTCCAGAGTTTGCTTGTACAAGGTCACGTCCTGGTAGCTTAACCTGGTACACATTGGATCTAAACAGAGAGAAGATTTGGTTCTGTAACTGCCGCTGATAAACAGGCATATATGTTGGGACATTAAAGTCCACGGTGTTATTTACCATGTCCTCTACGATCCTAAGTTGTTTATCTAAGTTAGAGTCAAGCTTGTTATTCTTCATTGCGTTATCCATAATAACGCTTTTCACTCTCTGCAGGAATTTAAGTCGTGCTTCTTTGTTACCTGGATTCTTTTTCAACTCGTCCCACCCAAGCTCTTTGAAAAGCTTTTTTGCTTGCGCGTCAAGGATTTCTTCATGCAAGGTTTGATATCTATCACTAACCTCTTTTCCTGACATTGGGGACTTTGCTCCTTTTACATCATACTCTCCATCTGCCTTAACCATAGTTGGGAGCACCTTACGAATCTGACGATTCATCTTAGCTGTCTCAGCTCTTTTGTCACTTATAGTTTGTGGTATGTACAACCCATCTGTGCTCATCTCTGTTCCTTCAAGTCCTTCAAACATGGTCGCTCCAAGTTCTTGATTTACAGCAAACTCCTGACCCTTCGCACCCTTCTTTGCAGACTCCGTATTTATTATGTGTATGTTGTCCCCCGCTTTGTTCATTCTAAGATACATAGCCGCCAGAACTGTGTTCATTTCTGCTAGTGGTCGCGTAACAACCAAGAGTGAGTTCTTCTGCATATCAGATATAGACGCCCCATTCTCCATAACCTGATTGTTTACAAATGGCTTTATAGGCTCTATGTATTTATCCCCTTTCCATTCTCCTTTTTTGTTCAGATATTCATCAAACCACACGTCATCTTCTGATGTCCACTGTCCTTTACCCTGCTTATACATTTTGTAGAAGAGATCTGAAGCAAATGCTTGGGCATCTGTATGGTCACCAAAATCGTTTCTGTACTGTTTTGCTATGCTTTCTGCTTTTTTAAGTGCCTCCTCTTTAGACATCTTCATAGTCTTTTCATAGAAAGGAGCTAGTGAAAGGTCTCGAAGATTGTCGGCTGCCTCGTTATGAAAGGGCTCTTGGTTTTGCATTTTCCCTATAGAGGCCTCCACAATTGTTGGGGCCATTCCGTAATCTGGATCAGCTTCAAACTCTCCCTTCTGCATAAGCTTATCTCCGGGAGTTTGTATAAGACCCATTCTTTTGTAGAACTTGGTTAAGTTCTCAAATTGTACAACACCACCACGTAACATCTCTGCCATCTCAATGCGAGCTAGCATGTCTGTCATCATATAGTTATTGAGGAATCTATTTACTCCCCCGTATTTCTGAACTGACGAGTCAAGCTTGGACTTCTCCAAGAACTCTGGCTTGCCTTCAACCAATCGTATGATGTTGTATCGCAAGAGCTCGTTGCGGAGGTTCTCTCTATTTCGTTTGAATACAGTGTTTACGTATTCTTTTACCTGTCTGTCAAGCTCCTTATTGAAGTCCTGATATTCTTTACCCTTTGGGTTTTGTAGATAGTCCTTTACAGTTTCAGACATCAAAAGGCCACTACCTAGTTTAGTATTGACTATGCCCGTTAAGTGAAAGCCGTTGTTGTAGTTTTCAGCTACACGTGGGTTATTGCTAAGTCGAACCAAGTCACGTATGACAACACTCTTGAGTCTTCCACTAAAGCTTTCTCGTTGCAAGCCTGCTGCTTCTACAGCTGCGAAGTTCTTCTCTTCTATCTTAGGGAACTTAACAAAGTCCAATCTGCCTCTAGTCTCCTGAGTTGAAACAGGTATCCATCCATACTTTATAGCTGACCCTTGGTTTACAAACATATTGAGTTTGAGTATCAGAGAGTCTCGTTCGGACATTTTCTTGTACTCTATGTTAGCGTCATCTGATGCCTCATTGTTGATAGTATCAAGTGCCCAGCTGGATATTTCAAATTCTGGATTTGCAATCAAGGTCATGAGCATTGCTTTGTGCTCAGTGTTCATTGCTGTGAAAGACTCATCTCCTTGCAAGAATGCATACTTATTTGAAGCTGCATTTTGTTTGAGATCTTCTATCAAATCAGTGAATGGTGTGGGGAGGTTGTATGGATAGATAGTCTTTCCCTTCCCGTTTACATATGCTATTGCAACTGGGACACTGTATTCTGCAGCAATATTAGCAAGCTCCTTTACTGTAGATCCCTCTGATACAAAGAAGTTTCTAACCTTGCCCTTCTTAAGCATCACGTCTTTTACTCTTCCGCCCTCTACCTTAAAGTCTACTGCTTGGTTGGCCAAGTAAATTACCTTCTTAAATATCTTGGATATTTCATTGTTGTCTAGAGTAGTATTCTTTAGCACGTAAGACATGAGGCGATCTGTAGCCTCTTGCTCAGTACTGCCCATACCCAAAGAAAGGTTCCACATTATTTTACCTAGCTGTGTAGCCTTACCTTCAACTGTGTTCTCTCTATCGTAGTTGAGGAATGCCTCTTTAAGCAGGTCTATTCTATTTTGACCCTCAGTTATGTTGTTGTTAAAGGCAATACCCCCATCTTCAGTCTCTGTAAATACTGCTCCGGGTCTTGGGACTGAAAGCGTTTGAAGTCCGTCGTTCTTCCAAGTGTCTTGCCAGTTAATAACTGCACTCTTTCTGTCAGAGTTGATAGTCTGTACAGACATCTCTACTCCACCGTCAGTAGTCTCGATCTGATTTTCTTGTACAATTCTAAGCTCTGAGTATGTCTTAGTTAAGAAGCGGGTAAGTGCCGCAACCTCTTGTGCTGTAGGAGTCCCATTAAGATAGTCCTTAAGTGGGCCAAGTATCAGACTTTTTCTATCTGTCTTTTGTGCTTCTATCTCTTCTATACGAGCAGCCTCTTGTATTCTACCCAGTATCTCTGAATACCCTTTAGCGCCCGCAGTAACTGCAATTGTTTTTCTAAGGGTAGCCTCAACGTCTATATAAGTAGGTATCCCGAATACGTTAGGCGTTGTGTCCACGATTCTAGACAGCAGGTTTCTCACTTCTTTAGATGCCACTTTGAGTGGGTCTTGTTCAAAGTGAGAAATGTCATAGATCTTGTCGAAGTTCACCTCCTCCTGTTCAGGAGACCCTTCTTCCTCTTGCTCCAGTGCAGTACGTGTAGCAACTCTAGTCTGAATAGTGAACCCATACTTAAGAAGATCTGCAGCTGCTGCATCTCTCCACCCGTATTGTTCAATGTTACCTAGCTCATCTGTAACGTCAAACCAGTTTTTCCATACATTGTAGAAAATAATCGCTGTGTTTCGCTGGGTCTTCTCCTCTTTATTAAATACAGTAGTAGGAAGTTCACCTTCTATAAATGCCTGCAGAGGGGGTTTTCGTTGAAGCTTGTATTTCTTTACAGCGTTCTTTATTTCTTCTGAGCTCTTTGCATTTTTAATTGCCTCCATTGCCTCATCACTCATGTACCCATCAGTTTCTGTTGAGAAAGAGTGCTGCAAGAACCAATCTGCAATAATTCCCTTGTCTTGTTCTGTTGTTCCAAGGAGTGCAGTTGCAAGAACCTTGTTGTTTTTTCCTGTGCCCTCTAGTTGAGACATTCCCTGCAACATCTGATTGCTTTCGTTATATGTATCAACGAACTGCATAGAGATAACGTCAAGGACTTGTTGTTGCATCTCATAGTCATTCCCCAAGTCACTCACCAATCTGTATACCTCGCCCTTGGTTGCAAACTTCTCAGCGCTTCTTTCATATTTATTTGGAACCTTGTTTGATTCGATCAAAGAATAGAACTGCTCTACGCCTACAGGATTTACAAACAGGGCCTTAATGAAGTTCCACAAATCGTTGAAGAACTTGCGGATCTTCCCAGGAAGAGTCTTCCCGGTCTCTTGTGCAGTAAATACGTAATTACGGAACTCCTCTGCCATTGCCTCTTCAAGCTCAAGCTCTGTAGCATTGGGGAGATTAAACCGCTTTCTAGCTTCTTTGTACAATCCCTCTCTTTGCTTCTCGCTTAGAGATGTGCGGAATACATAGTGGAATGCTTCGTGGTATTCAGTCCCAACTTCTGCGTTGTTCCACAGATACACAGCAGCATTCTTCATATAGCCGTGTGCAACTTTACTACCTACCTGCTTTGCAATCTCATAAAACTCTACTGGGATGTTTCGCTGCTTCAACCAAGCAATAGCTTGAGCTTTATTCAAGCGCTTACCCTTATTAGCAGACAGTCTAAATGCGTCATCCTCTAAGTCCATGCCCTTCAGCTTCTCTTCCTCTGGATCCGTTTTCGTTTCTGTCTCCGTTCCTGTTCCCGTTTCCTGTTGGCCTTTTTTCTTGCGTCTTTCAGCAAGTATAGCGAGAAGCCTCTTCCGGGTTGCTTTTTCTGCTTCTGCTATATCATCATCAGTAACTTGAGTGGGATCGTATTCTTGTTCTCCTACTTCTTGTTCTCGAGCTTTTGCTGCTTCATCAAACAATGCTTGTGCATCATTAGTTTCTGCTGTTGATATAGGACGAGATACTTTTATGTTGTTTGCCTTTGGTTTTTTGTTCCCAATCTTAAGCTGGGACAAGTCAAACTCAAGACCAATACCATTGTACATAGAGCCATTATGCAGAACAACGTCAGTCATAATAACACCACGGTGCCCAAAGACCGTTTGTAGTGGGAGCGGGTCTTCTCTTGTCTCTTCTACAAGAGTATTATAGTATGATGGGTCAGCATTAAGTCTGTTAATATCTACCTGCTTTCTCTTATTCTTTAAGGTTCTTTTTACAGCATCGGGCAACGACATTATAAAAGCAAGAGCTTCTTCTTTGCTCATGTCCTCTTTTATAATCTGGAAACCTGCTCCTTTTGTATTTATAAAGCCATCCTCATTCTCAACAAGTTTCTGTATAAGGTTACCAAGTATTCCAGCTTCTGTTGTTCCTTTCTTACCGTTGAGTATTGCTTTAGCCGTAGCTTCTGCTGTACTTGGGTCTGCAAGATTTGTAAGTGTTCGGTTGTCTAATGCAACTACAAACATCCCATTCTCTAAGTCAGCTCTTGCCATCTCAGATTTTACTGAGCGTGTAGGAACTGCGAATCTTATCACTCTCTTGTCCGCATTCCGCATGTAGTCTTTTTCTACTTGCAGATATGTAACAGATACTTCCCCAACTTCTGCTGGGCTTAGTGTATTCAAACCAACCTCATCGACCAGTTTCTGGTACGATTCCGGAGAAGAGTCAAGTAACAGATTAAATGCTTCTTCTTGCTCTGCTTCAGTAAGTCTTGCCGTCTGTAGTAAGCTATACTTCCACTTTCCGTTTGAGTCTTTGTGCAGTGCAACTACCTGACCGTATCTTACTTTATCACTAGTCACCTCGTTAGACAGCTCTGCAATAGCATCAAGGTCTTCTTGCGTGAGACCTTGTGTATTAGCTACGGTCAAACCTTTTTTGCTCAGGTTCTTTGCGTAGGTAACAACACCAAGAGGAGTGTTCCCAAACACCTCATCTACTCTGGATAGGAACGTGCCTGTAGTACCGTCTTGCAGTTCTACAACAGCATTGTTTCTGTTATTAAGATACTTCTTAGCAACTGCTACAGTAACTTGTTGTCCCTGTGCGCCCTTCAGATATTCTTGGTAGGCAGCACGACGCATAGCACTGTCATTAGCAGTAAGCACACCGAGTACTTCTCCGGATGGGAGCTTTACATATATAGGTATATGTGCAGCGGCATTTCTATATTGAGTCTTACCTTTGTTACCAAGCCACCAATCATCCTCTATAACCTCCAGTACAAGCGTCGTTCCTGCTACTACTTTATCACTATCAAGCAAGCTACGATCAGTAATAATAGGCTCCCCATTTACTGTTCTTTCTGAGTCCAGTCCACTATCCATGGGTACTCCGTCAGAAGAAACAACTACTCTTCCTTGTGCATCTTTAACTACCTCATTGTTCAGGCTTTCACTGTGTGTTGTAAACAATGCATCTTTCTTTGTTGATGCGGTGCCCTGATCTGCGACTTTCTCAGGGGCTGCTTTCTTAGGGGCGGCAACAGATTTAGATGAAGGGAAATTAGCATCATCGTAATCCTTCAAAGCCTTTCTTGCGGCTTTTAGCTTAGGAGATATTTCATTAAAATTATCTGTAGTTATTTCATCCTCCAAAGCATATACTTCAGCAACTAAGGCATCCCTTGCAGCCGTTGTTCCTGTTCCTCTAATTACGTCGTAGGTAGGTCGGCTGACTGTCTTCCCGTCTACCACCCGCCTTGGTTTGACTACAGCCTTTATAATTATTTTCCCTTTAGGAACAGCATCGCTAGTTTCTTCGGTGCGGATGTCAAAAGGCGCTCCAATTCGCTCATCTCGCTCATCGCTATTTAGTTCATCACCTATATCATCAAATACAAATCCCTCAGCTTCTAGCTCAGCTTTACTCGCTTCGTACCAAGCCGCATCCTCTTCACTTGCAATACCCTTGGAGTTAGAGACGCTATTAAGGTACCTAAGAAGGGCTTTAGCTTTTTCTTCAAGACTTGTAGCGGCAGCAAAATCCTTTTTACTCCTGTCAATCCTCCTTTGCAATCCTTTTTGTTCCTTCTCCGTCGGCTGTTGTCCAGGTGCAGATTGCTCTCCTGTTTTGCGGTTTTCAGCCGCAAGTCGTGCTCCCTCTTGTTTTCGTCTCTTTATTATTTCTGCTGCCTCATCAGCTTTTCTCTTCTGCTCAACAGTAGTATCTCTTATTGGGGCCTCTTGAGATCTGTCCTTAAGATATTGTTCTCTGTACGAGTCTAGCAGTGGGCTTAGTCCTTCAAGATTTTCAACTGCGGGTCTGGACATAGTGTCCCATTTCTGTTGAGCATCTGATCTGGTTTTTGTTCTTGCAGCTATTTCGTCGTTGGCTCTTTTTCTAGCTTCTTCTGAGATGCTCCCTTGTTGCAGAATTCTATCCGCTTTTGCTTTTAGTTGTTCAGGTGTTACAGTATCTGCAATAATTTGATCAACAAGTGCATCTCTCTTTGTTTGTGCTTCCCGCTCCAATGCAATCTTTGTTCCAGATATTGCAAGGTCTCGCAGCTCCGGGCTTCTGTTGAGGTTATTGTATGCAGTGACTGCATTACCCCTTTGACTAATAAGCTCCCTAAGCTCTACCAATTCTTTTCTGACAGTCTCGAACTCTGTGTGTTCTTGATTATTCGCTAGAATGGTGTTTAGATTCTTTTCTAGATTTTGCTGTACATCTAAACTGAATTTGCCTTCTTCTAGAGCCACCTCCCCAAATCTGTTTCTTACATAGTTGCGTATACGATCACGCATATTAACAGACTTAGTACGTGTACCCTCTTCATAGTCTGCCTCTTTTCCTTTCTTGTATGTCTGTGTAACAAGCACATCTGTCAAGAGGCCTGGGAACATCTCCTCAATTTTATCTACTTTCTCTGAGATTGCCCCATCAATAAACTTTAGCGACCCTAGCTCTAGCTTTAAATAGTTTTTATAAATAGCTTCATCTTGAAGATTATTTTTCTCTAGCTCCTTCTCTTCTTTTGACATGAACAGCTTACCTGCTCCAACAGTTGGGGAGCTTGTGTAGAGTTCGTCTATCATTTCTGCAGACTTCTCTATCTCTTTGGATCTAGATACAATATCATCTACCAGTTTATTCTGGTCTATAACTGTCTCTGGGCTGATTCCATAAAGCTCTTTGAACTCATTCTCCGGGAGACTTTTTGAGTCTTCCAGCATCTCTCTGAACAAGTCTAAGCTTCCTTTATTATAATGCTGCAGTATTTGTTCTGCCTGCAGTCTTCTTTGATAGTATTCAAATTGCTCCCTGTCTCCTGCTTGCTCTGCTTCATTCATTCTCTGCAAGAAAAAGGACTGCTTGTTTACAGACTCTGCTCCTCTTGCTGCTCGGAACATACCTTCGTTGTTAAGCAAAGTTGCCTGCTCATCTCTTTGTTTTCTGCTTGCCTTTGATTCCTTGTAGCCTTGTATTCCCCCACCCAGAATACCAACAATAGATCCAATGACAAATTGTTCTCGCGCTTCTGGGTTACTAAATGTCTCAAGCATTTTACTTGCAACCTCAGGAGATGACTCTGCTGCAATTCGGAGCTTATTTGTGTCAATAAGACTTTCTACTATATCCCCCAATCCGGAGTCATGCATCTTTGCCATCTCGTACTCAATCATCCCCTCAGTAATTGCATACTGTGCAGCTTCTTCTGATCCTTCAGCCGCCATTGTTTTTAAGAAGGGGGCTGAAAATCTTGCTGCTTGTGCAGTTTGTCGAATACCATAACCTGGAAGTCCACTGAGTTTGTCTACAACACGCAGTGATGGTTTTGCAGCTCTCTCTGCTGCTGTTGCAGCTCTTAGCCATCTAGATGTTCCTGCTGCTTTTCCAAACTGTTTGAACAGACCCCTAAACATTATAGAGTTACTCAAGCTCAGTACTCCCACGTTTGAATAAAAAGCAGCACCCTCTGCTTCTAATGCTTGTAACTTAAGCTGTTGCACTTCTTGTGCAGAAAGCTGTGCAGGTAAACCCATTGCAGTCTTCTTTCTCAGAGCTTCTGCATATAGCTTTTCATACACTTGTTTACCTGTTTCCTTTCCTTCAATAGATGCTTCCCCTACTGCAGATAAGAAAGCTGCTTCGGTCTTAGCAGCACCGTTGTATATCTTACTTGCTACGTTTTTAGTAGTTCTGTATGTACCAAGAGCCTTAGACAAAGACTGCCCACTCTTTATAGTTTTAGCAGTTCTCCACGTTGCAAGTCCCTTGCTTATATTCCCAAGCTGACCAACACGTCCAATAACTCCTGTACCCGCTGTAACATATATTGATGCAGCTGTCCCAACTAAGAATCCTATACCATCAAATATCTTGTCAGTAAGGAAGTTCCATGTAAATGAGTTGTTTTCAGAGAATGGGTTAAAGTTTCCTATGTTATCCAGCTCTGTCTTTGTGTAATAGTGTGGATTGTTTTTACGAGAGTTCTCCCGCCACTCCTCAGTATTAACAAGATTTGTCCAATCCTGAGCTGTCCCAACTAGAGATCCTCTGCTTTTAGGATTCAAATTACTTCCAGCGGCAAAGTCAAGAGCGCCCGCCATACCAAGCAATCCGTTTACAAAAGCGCTAGCTCCAGTAACGGTTCCTTTTTTGGCCCCGATTAACAATTTTTCTCCTGCGCTTTGATTGAGGGCTCTTATAGTAGAGTAATCCTTGTAGCTAGGTCCCCCAGAAAGTGTTACTCCTCTGTCTGCATATGAAGAGAAGTCCCCAGTTGTTGCAGCAAATCCAGGAGCTACTGATACTTGAGGTCGTTGGCGGTTAACTTTTGCTTGAAATGCACCCAGCTCTTCTGCAGTAGTAAACGGGAGCCCTGTAATAGGGTTTAAAGTGTTTTGTTGCGGAAGACCTGTAATGGGATTTATAGTACCCTTATTACTCATTGTATTGCTGCGTTATAGAATATTATGAAGTCGTCGATAGCTAGTTCTTGTTCCACATCTTCTCCTGCTCCACCACTGGCTCTAACAATAACTCTATTTGGTCCTGCTGTAACAGCAAGGCCATCTTCTTCTAATGGCATTTGTGGTGCAAGGAATTCAATTTCTACGCTTCTTCCCCCAATCACATCTCTGTGCACATACCCATTTTCTTCACCAAATGCTGTTGGGTATTGGAGCATTGTTGCAATTGCTTTACTAGCTATCATTCCGCCCGGACTGTTGTACGTATTTGTAATTTTGCTAGGCATTGTTGGATCGTAACCCATAATTAATTCGTCGTATGGAACAAGAATTTGATCACCGGTACTTGTCTCTATAGACATTCCGGCCTTCATGCTTCCTGTTACTGGGTCAAGATACGAGGTAAAGTCTGCTCTTGCTATTTTTGCCTTAGCATAATCTTCGTCTCCTTCTTTATACAAATCTGCTATTGTTACAATTGATCCAGGAACTCCAGCCCTTGCTTGATTAGCTATCTCTGGATTGTTTTCGTTTAGTCTAGTTTGTGTTGACTCTGTAAGAATTACAGGAACATTTGCAAGGGTGCTCAAGAATCTACCCTTAACCGTATCATTAATCTCTTTAGACAGTTTACCGCTTGAGTCTCCAAGTGCTGCCTCAGACTGGCTTGTAGTATATGTAACCCGCCCAAGCTTACCTATTCTTTCCTCAGCTTGTTCAGTTGCTTTGTCAAGCTTCTCACGTATGTTAATCTTACCCATAGAGCCAACTGCTGTCATTCCAGTGAGTCGGTCTTCTCCTGCAGTCATAGATCTAACAGGTCCAGCTGTTCCTCTGTATCCTACCCCATCAAGCAGCGACCCTTGCGACAGATTTTCTATACGTTCTGTTCCTGTTACTGTAACAGTTGAAGCAGTCTGTGCAAGCGCCATAGCTTCTTCAGCATCCAACCCAAACATTTGACTAAACAAGGCAGCCCCAACATCAAGACTTCCCCCTAACCCAGATCGAGACAGAGTCTTATCGAACTTCTCTACGTATTCAAGTTCAGTCATAATGTTTGCTGCAACCCCAAGCTTATATGCATCAGGGTCAAATGTACCTGACTGTTTAAACTCTACCTCATTAGTTTCTGGGTTATAAGTAGCTCCTATTTGTCCCAATCCTGGATTGTTGTAAAATGTAGGGAGCTGCTGAGCAGGCATTTCTATGTCATTGCTAATATCTGCAATAACCTCATTGACGAAGGTGTCTTTAAATTCAGCGTATGCGTTTTTAATTATCTTCTCTGCCGCATCTCTTTGAGCATCATAGTTAAACAAATCTGCTCTAGCCTGTCTTAGATGGTTTTCAATCTGTGCTTTATTTTCAGCCAGTTCTGGGTTTGCATATAGCAGTTTAGTAGTTATAATTTCTACTCCGTTCTCTTTGTAGAGATCGTCTTGTATAGATTCAAAAGAGTTAGCACCAGGAAGAGAGCCTACCGCAGCTCCAATTCCTTCCCCACCTGTAGCAGACATAGGCCCAGTAGGTATGCCGTATATGTCTGCAAGTTCTGGGTGGAGTTCCATCAAAGCTGACTCTACTGCCTCCTTGTTGTTGCCTATGTTTCCGATGTGCCCTTCAACCCCGGCTATTGTTGGGGCAGTTTGCCCTTCTCCAATTAAGTGACTATTAGTAGTTACTACATTATCGCCTGGGAGTACTGGAGTATAAGCACCGGCTCCACCACCTCTGGTTTCGTTAAGTTTGTTTGTGAGAGCTGACTCGTAGGATACAGAATAGCTTCCTCCGTATGCACTAGGCTGTCTAGTCAATCTAGCTGTAGTCATATAGCGGTTGATATCCTCGTTGTACAGCATAGCTTTTACAGCACGTCTTTTACCCCCAACAGTTTGTGTAGAGATTATGTGTGCAAGCTGGTCACCATATCTTTGCTCGTCTTTGTCTTCTGAAGACATATATGATTGTGCTGCAGTTCTAAGAATAGTATCTAGCTCATTTTCATCAAGGTCTAGAGTGTTGAAGTCTGCAGACTGCGTCATGTAGGCTTGTACATCTGGGCGTTGCACAATGTTGGCAGTCACTGCATCTACCGCTTCTTGTGGGACGTATTCTACTATCTGATCTTTGTGTGTAATTGCAAATACTAGACCGTCAGCATCTGGTGCTTGTATTTCTTTTACCTTATATCCTCCTCTTTTTACTTCCGGGATTTGATTAAGCTGCGTAAGTATCTCCTTCTGTATGTCTACGTATTGTGCAATTGGGGTGCCTCCATAATAGCTTGATTGGACAGCTCTCCCATTACCGTCTAGTTCAATACCGAGGTACGGGGTGTAATCATCAGTACCTTGTTTTAGCCTGCTTTTTTTAAGCCAGCCTTCATAGTCTGACATTGTAATCTCACCCTTGTCAAGCATCTCTTTTTTTGTTTCTACATCAGCTTGATATCTATTGTAGTTAGTTTCAAGAGGCGTTGCCGTATTCTTGTATGTTCTTGCCAGACGAGAGACAGGTACAAACATATTTTCGTAGTCCCCTCTAGATGCAAGCCCATCTATCTCAGCACGAGTACTATTGTACAAGTCATTGTAAATCTTTTGATCATTCTCAAATGAGGCAACAGGCAGCTGTGATAATGCTTGAGCTACCTGATCCTGAGCTTGAAAAGATGTAAGATATTTAGCTCTTAGCTCTTGTGCTATTTCTGTAGATTGTGGATCTACAAATTGAGATAAGGGTGTATACAGATTACGATATGCCATTACTTTTTTCTTTTTCTCTTTATTTTTCCAAACTTACGAAGGTATCCACCGGTCAGCATTTGTTCTGTTGCACCAGTACCTGATGCATTTTCGAGCGCGAGCAATAACTCTTGTGGAGTTGTAGCGTTAGTTTGAGTTGTTACAGTAGTTGGGCCCTGTATTGTTGTTGTTGGTCCCGCTGCTGTTGGATTCATATTTTGAATAACAGCGTCACGCCTTTGAGTGTTTTGTGCATTCCATGTTGGAGCCCCATACTGAAATGACTGTGCAATCATCTCTTTAATTTCCATAGGGTTTTTACCATAGTATGGGGATTTCTTATTCCCACGCTTAGACATAGCAGCCTCATAAGCTTTTTGTCTAGAGTATTCATTATCTATTTGATATGCTTCTGCTGCTCTTTCTTCTCCTGCGTATGCACGACGATCATTTGCGTACTGCGCAAGGTTAGTTCCCAACTGATTAAATCCAAGCATACGCTTCTCATACTCATTCTGGTCTCGCTGGTTTTGTGCTTGTGCATTAAACATAGAAGCCCGCATTCCTTGAGTAGAGTCAAATTGAGATGCTTGCAAGTTAGCAAGCTTCTCTTGTGCCGCAAGCTCTTTATTGCTTCTTGCTTCTGCGTTGGCAATATCCAAGTTACCAGATCTCTGCTTTTCATTTGTAGCCATCATAGCTGAAATTGCAGCAGGACCAGCAGCGTTGTTTTGGATAAACCTATTTGCTGCAGTAGTTGAGTTTCCTAGGGACGCTCTTTCTGCATTGTAGTTTACTCTTGGGAGTTTAATTCTACCAGTAGGTTGTGCAGCTATTGCATTAGGCTGTGGGTATTTGCTAGTCAATTCTGCCATTGGCCCAATCAATTGGTACGGAAGCAGTATATCTCGCTTTTCTGGAATATCGCAGCAGGATGGGGAAAGAGACCCATCTTCACAAGGACACCCCTTTTGTGATATTTCTGTTTCTTGAGTCTCTATATCTTGTTCTATATTAAACTCCTCACCCCCACCTTCGTCACCCCCATCTTCCGGAGTTCCTGTTTTTGGAAGCAATGAGTGCCAAGAACCTACATTCCCATCTGTGGTTAGTTTAAGTGCCTGTTCAAATATCTCATCGTCACTCATTTCAAACGTGCCGTCTTCTGCCTTACCAATCCTCTTTGTAAAGTTAGATTGGTTTTTGTCATCAAGCATAGCCATTCTTTTTGCATTGGCAACCACTTGCTCTTTGTTAGCAGTGAAGTATTCCTGTATCTGCGGGAGATATATATCGTTATAATAGCTTTCAAGCTCTTCAGTTGTCATGTCTTCTGGCAGGCCTTGACGTTTTGCCCAGTTTGATGCAAGGATTTGTTCGGTGTCTCCCTCTCGTCCAACACGTCCTGCCATATCAATTGCAGGATTGTTCTCATCTTCTATATCATAGAACCAGTCAAATCCAACACCTTGGTCAGTAAATCTAGGATCATCTGGATCAAGGGTTTCATCTTGCGGTAGATATGTATTCTCAACTGCACTCCCAGCTTGATACATACCACCTTTCCTCATAATCATATTAGGGTCTCTAGGACCGTTCTCATCTCTACCCTTTCGCTGTGCTACTTCTTCTTGCAACTTAGCAAGTTGTTGTATTTCTGCTTGAGATGCTCCTCTATCGAGCATTTCTTTATGTCGCTGTGCGAAGCTCTTTTTGCCTACCTTTAAGAAATCAGAGAAGATGTAGTCTTTAGCTCCTCCTGTAGACATGCCTACTTTATCCATAGTTTCACCTCCCTCTACTTCAGTTTGCGGATCAATCATAATGCCCCCCTGTGCATGTTTAGGGCCTACAAATTCTACTGCCCCGCCGGGAAGAGATCTTACAAAGCTGCCTCCAGCTTCCTTGCTGTTCTTTAAATTTTCTTCTGTAGGGGCTCCTGGGTCTCCAGGATTACGCATACGCTCTCCCGAGCCTGCTGCTATACGTTTACGTTTGGCATGAATGTTTGCCCAAAGACCTCCTCCTTTCATTTGATACCCAGGAAGATATGCGTTAGTTTGAGAGTTACCAATATTGTAGCCCAGGTCTTGACCTTGGGTTACCATTGCATTTTTAAATAGAGTACCTTCTTGACTAGCTCTCACTGCGTCTTGACGCCTTTGTTTTTCTGCTTCTTTTCGCGCTTTTCTTTTTTGTATTTGTTGTGTGGTGAGTGAAGCTAGTGCTCCTACACCTGCTCCAATAAGTCCTCCTACTGGACCAAACATCAACCCAATTGATGCACCCTGTCCGGCACCAGATAACCCTCGTCCTATTCCTTCCCCAGCGCTTATCTTAGTATCGTCGTCATCGTCTGCAACATGTTCAATTGCTTTGCCCCCGACCGCTGCTATTGCGGCAGCAGGATTAGCCCAGCTTGGGTTTGCTGCAGATGCAGCTAGACCAAAATTCTTGCCTGTTTCTGCCGCAACCTGTTTACCTGCTTCTTGTCCTACCTGCTGAGTACCCTGCAGCACAACTTCCTTACCCATATCAGGTACAGCAGAAGTTATAACTTGTTTTGATCCCGTAGTATACATGGGGTTCGTGACCACATTAACTGTTGGACTAAGAGCTTCTGCTGCCGTTTTTCCTCCTTGTACTATGTCTTTTACGTTAGTTGCGTTAGCTGTGTGCCCGGTAAGACTTGCTCCATAGTCTGCCGCCGCCTGTTTCATTCTAAGATCTTGTGCTGCAGCCCTCTTACCCGTAATGTCTTTTACGGCGGTATTGGCTTGACTTAAAAATTCCTCACTACCTAAACCAGCAACTTGTTGTTTAAATTGTGCATCCTCTGCTGCATTTCTTGCGTCATTCTCTTCTTTTCTTCTAGCCTGCTCAGCCATAACTTCTTGTTGAAGTTGTGCTAATTGCATTTGAGATTGGTGTGCTCCTGCCATTCCAGACATAGTACTTGTATACCCTGATGTAGACGCAGAAGTAGGCATAGCGTATGGATTGCCCTGCGGCCCACCAGTTTGGTATGCTCGCTTAAATCCTAGATTGACATTAAAGTTACGCTTAAGCTTTCTCCCAAATTTGGTATTGTCAAGCAGTTTGTTTGCACCATAAGTAAGTGCTCCACTGATTGCAGCATCTCTTGCACCTGCTTTGATCGCAGGGCCCATAGTTCCTTGTAGTGGGTTTTCTTTAACGTCATTTAGAAACCTATATGTAGGACGTGCATTAGTTTCTCCTGCCCCAAAGTAATCATGGTTTCTCCAGTCTCTAAAATTTGGGGGATCTCCTTGAAATGGATTTTGAGGACAGTCACCTGTTAGACAGTAATCAGCATAGCTGTCATATCCAGAGTTTTGATACGCTCTGTCCATCATATCTGTGTACTGGTTAAATGCGGCTTTATCTGCTCGTCTATTTTGTATAAGTGGGGATACTACACCTCGTGCAAGCGTACTACCAGCGAAGCCAATACCTGCATTACGTAGAGCTTTATTAGCAGCGTCATCTTTAAACGGTCCCGCTCCTTGATACCTATTTACGCGCTTCTTTTTATTGTTAGTTGTTTTCTTTTTAGCCATGATTATCTAAAGGATTGTCGGAACTTAGTTCCTGCGGAATACAAATATATTAAATTACCATCTAAGTTGTTATTAATCAAACGTATTCCTAGGTAATGATCAACAAATCTTTTTTGGTTGTACCAAGATTTATTAGCATTTATATAGTCCCCATTTACGATGCCTTCTTCCGTAAACATGGAGGTATTAAACAGCGTAGTTGTTGACCCTTGATTAAAGTCATCCTGGACGTTGAGCTCGCCATTAGCCAGTACAGTTGAGGTGTTAAGTTCATATGTGCTTTTATCTCTAAATTGGTTAATATACCAAAAGTTATTTACAAGCCTTGCATTTGACAGGTAGTTTATAGGGTCTGTTCCATCTCCAGAGATTTGGGTGCTGTTGTAAACATAGAATGCATCGAATCCGGGGGATGTATGTTTATACAATACTGAAGATTGTCCTACTCCTGTGGGCTCTACAACCTCTAGCCAATACCGGAGCGCTGTGAAAATTTTAGGGCTTGCTACCTCGGTATTATCTATGAACTCAAACTCAAAATTGTACTGAGTATTGTAAAAATTGCCTGGGGATGCAAAGTTAGAGTGCTCCCAAACATTAGTAGGACCTGTGTTAGTTAATCCGTAATACTCTCTTTGGTTGTTTGCAAAGAGGTTAGGCAAGTAACTATGTCTGCTGCCCCATACTTTTATTTCTGGGTAATAGGATATTGTCCATCCACTTGCTCGGAAGTTATTTGTATCGGAGAATGAGAATGTAGCTTTTCCTCCTAATGCTGGGAAGTTACCGGAGATAGTAATTGCATCATTTGTAACGCTATCCACGTTAATTGTATATCCCCCTGTAAGTGTAACTAGAAATGTCCCTATAGGGATTAGCTCTCTTTTGGATAGAATGATTCTTTTATACTTTGGATCGTACGTTGCGTTGAACCCGAAGTTCCCTGTAGGGGAGTCAAAGTTTATGTCGTCCCCCAAGTCTATGTATGATTCTAACTGATACGGAATGTTGTCTAAAAACCACTTCTCCATACCAACTGAACTTAGCTCTTCTATGTTCTCAGACATCATGTATACTTTGCGGTCTCTGCGATTGACAAAGAACTGTCCAAAGCGCGTAGTAAGAGATGCAAACTGACAATCACTACCCCCATACCCCTCTGTTGTTGGGATTAGCTCATCAGGATTCTGCTCAAATATGTCCCCGCTCCCAACAAATGCTTGAGTATTATCACTCAATCCCAGTTGTTGCCTACCTCTAGTAACAAACAATGAGCGCTCAGTATGCAGATAAAGGATAGAACCTAAAGTAAATGCTTTAGTTATTGCTCCTCGGTTTCTAGGAATATCTTTGTAATCAAGGGCCAAGAAGAATCTATACTTGTCTTGTATGCTTCCATCATCCACAGTAGAACGAATAGTTCTAGTTGGGTAGAATGTTGGATTAAATAGTTTCTTTGGGAGTGGGGCTGTAACTTTTACATCCTGCACCGCAGAATAGTTGTTCATATACAACAGATTCTCCGACTTAGTATTATCGTTGTTTGGGCCATTAAATAATACGTCTGCCCCAATAGATCCATCAAAGAACATGCTTTCTCCTACCGAAACCCCTTCAGTATTATCTCCTTGATGTCTAAAGCCTAATAAATCATCTGATTCACAAAAGAAATTGTATACAGTAGCCCAAGGATCTACTGCTCTATAGAAAGGAGGAACAGACTGAACGCCAGCCCCAGTAACAGCTTGCCATGAGGATGTCGCCCAATTACTTGAATTGTCTATTTCAGATCCTCCTTTAAAAAAAACTGCTCCCCAATCTTGAGATGTAGTACGGAAAGAGTATCTCCCTACGTAAGTGTCTCCCCCAAATACGGTCTCTGTTTTGTAAGTAGGCTCTTGAGGTCCTTTTGCTCTTGTCGCTGATGAGACTGGTCTATCTGTAGAGTCAACAGCTTGGTAGTACCCTGTCCAAACAAGTTTTTGTTGGTCAAATGGTTTGTAAACATTTGTTTTGTAACTACAAAGATTTACTAGGAACATAGTGGGCCATCCCCCATATATCTTACTTCCGCTGGAGTTTGTTACATTTACTTCTTCTAAATCAAGGCCGACGGTAGTAGAATTTACTGAGCCGGTAGCCGTTTTCCATTTTGCGTCCTGCCACCATTCAACATAGCCATTAGTCGAAGTAAAACTTCTTTCCTCTATTAGCACCGGAAGTCCAGAGCTTAGCCCAAATGCCATACAAGACTCTCCAGCAAAGTGCATTAAATAGTCGACGTCTTTAAATGCGCTACTGTCCGTATTGTTAAGCAGTGTGCTTCCTGTAATATATGTTTTACTATTAAGAGCTAACGTAAATATTGTTTGGTAGTTGTTTAGAAAGTAGGGCGCAGATTCGATTTGATCTGTACTCCACTGTGTGCTAGAGGTATTTACGTAGTTCGGGTTGTAATACCTTTGTGCTATCCATATTGATGTCCAATAATTAGCTACACCTGCTGGATTTGCGGTCGTGTCATCGGGATCGCCGTGCACTGATTGTTCCCCTTCGTCAGTCCATTCATACCATTGTGTATTTCCTATTGTAGAGTTTATCCAGTCTCCATCTAGCATATAGGGAGCATTATTCCCTGCCTTTTTTTTGGGACCCCCAGCCCACATCCGCATATTAAGTACTTTCTGTACATCTATGTGGCTGGCCCCACTTAATGTATGCTTATTTTTAAGCATATTAAAATCGTGGAATGTAAATGCACCTATAACTCGCTTATTACCAGATGATGAATTATAGTTCGGTATCTGATCGCCTGGGATTTGGTGGTATCTGCTAAAGTATGTAGGCAGTAGCCCTCTCAAAAACCATGCGTCTAGGTATGGTCCATGGGCTGCATTACTCATTCTATTTCCTAGAGCTATTTCATCCTCGTACCAACTTGGGACAACTACACTCTGCCCTATTATAGTTTTTTCTTGCTGACTTCTTTTTGCGTAGTATATTTTAAATCCCTGGACCTGACTTTCAATAAATGTTGGAATTGCAATATCTGTAAACGTAACACCCAGTATATTTATTGACTCTTTAAGTTCGAAGCCAGTAGTAGTCTCAGAGCTTTCATTAAAAAGGCTGGGACTTACCTGGGTAGAGTTTCCTGCTCCTTCCAGCCCAATAAAAGTAAAATTGTCGTTCTTGTTTGGGGGCATTTTGTGATGCCTGATATTTGTATTCCCAAGATGAAGTCCAAGATCTACAGGGTCTCCAGCACTATTAACACTCCAGACAGAGAAGTCCTCAGTGTCGGGGTATAACTCATCCTCATTTTCCCAGTAGCTCATGTCTGTGCTACCCTCGTCTAGTAAATATTGAGAGTCTGTAATTTGATAGATCTTTGAATCTGGGTAGAGGTCTTGAAATTCTGAGACATCTAGCCCTAGGTCTTGAAGCGCATTACCTGCATCTGAGATTGATGCAGTTTCATATTTATTAATTCTGTCTATAAGCTGTTCCTCTCTTCCTGGTATATGATACGCATAAGTTTCTGATCCGTCCTTAAGCACAAAAGAGATGTAGAATGCGTATACCTCAGAGCGCCGATATCCTCTGTACTTGTGTGACATTCTAACATCTTTGTATCCCTTTCTTACATTTGATGCAAAGAATGAATCATTTAGGTCATCTTTCTGCAGCTGCTTATATGTGTCAAACGCATTCGTATAACCAGAATTTAACACGCTTGCCTTAAATCTTTTTGGATCAAATTTTCGTACCTGGGTGTTAGTAGGAATTACTTTAATGTTGTTTGCAAAGCGCTGATATCCAATATCTCCTCGTGCCCTTAGGTTAGAGATGTACAGTCTGTTATCTAATTGTACAAATGATTTAGCAGTTTCGTATCTAACAGAGTCAATTACTACTTCAGAGATAGATGCTGCTGATGCTTGTTCGAGTCCGGTATAGGTAATTTCTAGATTTACAAACTGTTCACTGTTTGTGCCTTCTGGTATTTGTACAATATCTAGTTCGTACGCAAACTCACTAGACTCTTGATTGATTCCTCCTCCAAATCGTTGAATAATTACGGGCCGTACGTGCGTGTAATTGGATGGGATAGGGATATCTACTATCCAACTGATGGACTTGTTTGATTGTGAACCCTGTGGATCACCTGTAATTGTTTCTGTTGGGATAGCATCTTCATGCTCAGTAACTACGTGTACAGGGTTAGATGTAACCAAGTAATTGGTCCTGTTGAGATCTTCGTCTACATAAGCTAGTGCTAAATGATATGTCCCACTAACAACACCCCCACCCTCTTCTATTTTAATGTCTCTAAACTCTGGTACGAATCCTGCGTTTAAGAATAGATCTAGCTTTTCTACTGTATAGTCTGGGTTGCTATACAATCTGGTAAAGTTGCTGCTCTTTTGTTGACGAGTAATATTAAGTACTCTTGGGGGATTGTAATCAGATATGTATTCAATACCTGTATTAGCCTCTACAGTTTTTTGCATATAATTATCTGTAAAGTATACAAGAGTTTCCCCGTTCACATCAGTCTTAGATGTAGCCTCTATTGTGTTAGAAGGCTTAAAATTAAGTGCAGCATTTCTGTAGATTATATCGTTAGTTTTATCTGCAGGATCTACAATAGAAATAGCGCTTGTAATCGCTCCATTTAGTTCGTAGTTAAAGAACAATACTATCCTCCCATCTTTAAGCGCACACTGCCCGATAATATTAGTTATGGAAAATCCTCCTACATTCGTAAAAGCAGTTGTTCCTTGTTCATTTACAACAGCACCTTTTTGATAGTATAAATTAGCATTAAGAGCATCTCTGTAGGTGCCATCCGGTTGATCCACTCTCTCTGGATCTTTTGTCATTCCTGCAATAAACTTCTTCATTACTAATATATTTAAAGTGGCCTATAATTGATGGTAATCCCCGTTAGGGAAAGTAAACCTTTGAATGTCAGAATCCCAAGTCCCTTCGTAGTGTTGACCTACTTCGTGATCATTTCCATGAATTGAATGCTCCTTGTATACGGCCAAAACGTTTTCCTTGGTCTCGTCAAAGATTTTATACGCCCCAGAGACGCAACAGTACCATGCTGATTGTTGTGGCATTATGATTCCTCTATGGTTATTGTATCTAAAGATAAGTCACCCCTGAAGCTGTCTGTTCCGACATATACGAAATATATGTATCTATTACCCGTATCCGTTCTTATGCTGTTTAAGCTGACGGTGATCTGTTGCCAATTCGAGGAGTTACCATTAAAACTCACAGAGCTTGGGGTGCTGGTTCCGCTACTTCTAGTCCAAGCAGTATTGTTTTGCTGACTACTGTCGTATCGGCAAAGAAGCGTGGTGTTGGACGAACCGTCAGTTGTACTTAACTCGGTGCTTACATACACATAAAGAGAACCACAGTCCCTTCCATATCCATGCATGTAAAACTTAAGGTCTAAGTTGTTTGTCTGATCTGTGATTGACGCGCCTGGGTCGAACCCAGGCATCCTAGCGATGAAAACATTATTGGTATCTAAGGTTCCAGACGTCTCGGCAAAAAGATACCTAGTGTTAGAACTAGTGTCATGGCCCCCACTACCGTTATGAGCTCCTGCGGGGCCAGTCTGACTAGACCCAGTAGCGTTCGAGTCTACACGAAAACCAGTAGCCGTTCTTGTAGAAGTGGAAAACCACCTGTTATTCAAATCCGAACAAGCATCTGTTCCGCTAGCCCAGTTTGCATGCGTCCCGTTGGGAGACCATCCGTTACCGCTGCTAGTAAGAACTACTACTTGGTTGTCAAACTCCCACTCCTGACTATACAAAGAAGTTGCCCTTCCCTGAAACCTAGCGATATTAGCTATTGCATTGCCAGCATAACTAGCAATATTAGAGAACAGAATTCCAGAGACTGAAGCAATAGGCATTACGCAATCTCAATGTAATCGTTAGACGGAGTAAAGAAGATCGTGTTTGCGTCGAGGGCGTAACCCACGATGCGGGCATAGTGACCAGAAGTGGTAGGAACAGTAGTGGTGAAGCTACCGTTTGTGGTAAGGTAAACCGCCTTGCCAGTAGACAAGCTCGTACCCCCATTAGAAACCTGGACAACACCTCTCAGCAGCATGCCTCTGTTACTGGTGTTACCAGTAGGTACAGCAAGCAAAGAGGCATTTGCGGCAGCCGAAGAAACAGCAGCAAAAGACCAACCTCCAGAGCCATTGTAGTAGTAAGCCCTACCTGCTGTTGTAGATGTATTACTACCGAGAAGCGTTACTTGACCTCCATTGCCTACATTTCCGTCAGATGTAATTCCGTCGTCGTCAAACACATATCTGTCCAGGTATGTGTCGCCAAGATGGAATGCATCTACACTGGCCTGTCCGAACTCAATGTGATTGCTCGTATTAACCTTAGCAATGTTTAACCTTGTTGCGCTGGTGTTGTCTCCCGTGATTGGGATATTATTATCTAGCTGTACTCGGTATCCGTTGGTGTCTAAATGACTGCCAAGTTGAGGAGATTCGTCTTCAACAACGTTTGATATGCCTGACCCGCTTCCAGCGTCTGCCCAACTAGTTGTTACCGTAGTGCTATTTATGCTGGTGGCCTCAAGCACCTGCCCAGCAGTAGGCAACGAAGAAGGAAAGACTATCTTTTGGTTTTGAGTGAAGCTTGACGGAGCTAAAAGCGTAATACGATTGGTTCCCGCCCCAGCTTCATAAAGCTCGACGCACCCCTGCGCGGCGTTGCTGTCTTCATATATCCTTAAGCAGCCAAAGTTTGCCGTGGCGCTTGTTCCGCCAAGATCAACAAACTGTTGTACTATGTTCCCGCCGCTACCCTTGTAATTAAGAATACCGTTCGTGGCAAGAGTAACGTCTCTTGTGGCATCGGCTATAGTAAGGTCAGCGGTAGCCAAGTTATCGACTACCGCATCACCTTCTACTAATATTTTCTTCCAAGTTGCCATTTACAAAAGCCTTATGCTTTTTTGAGTTTTTTTCCCTTTTCCGAGATTTTAGGTTCGGCTGCTTGTGGCTCTTCTTGTTTTGCTTGGAGTTTAGAAAACTCGTTTTCAAGTTTATCCAAAAGAGCTACCACTGTACGGGCGTCTGATGCCTTAACGCTTACTGCCTTTACAGCTTCTGATAAGAAGTACACTTCGGTTATGTCTAAATTTAACATTGTATTTGGTTTTTAAAATGTTTCTATTTTGCCTTCAGTTGATTCTGAAGTTTGTTTACTACGTCGGCCAACAAAAGTACGTCCTTCCCGTCAAACTTTGTTTCGTGCAAAGTTTTTAAGATGAACGTTAACTCTTGTTGGGTCAGGGTGTCAGTGGCAATTCCACCAACATCCCTGCCCTTACCAAGAAGACCCATTATGCAGTTTGGATGTACAGATTAGTTCCGTCCCAACCAAGTGAACCAAGGCCACAGTCATAGTTGGTATTGAGGTCTGACTGAGAGGTTCCAACAGCCATACCTGCAAGATAAGCAGAGTCTTTAGGGGTTCCGCCTTCAGCCTTAATCATCTGCCACTCAGAGAACGTGGCACCTGACTCAAGGTAGTTCAGCTTGGCATCTCCAGTGTGTGTGGTCAAAGCAGAAGTGTCAACCACAAAACCTGCATTGTTTGCAGAGCCTGCCGCTGAAGCTCCACTCGCAACCAAAATGGTCTTGTCTTCAACAAGGAGCTCAGTAGTTGACGTAGAGGTGACTTCACCTGTAACGCTCAGGTTACCAGCAATAGTAACGTTTGTATCAAACGTAGCAACTCCAGTTACATCAAGCGTTCCTGTGATGTCTGCTCCACCCGCTGATACTGTCAATCCGCCAGCGGTAACCGTGGCACCGCCAGTGGTAACCGTCAAGCCAGTAGCCGCAGTGATTGTAGTTGTTGAAGCGATACTTCCTGGAGCGGTGAAGGCGGTCGGAATACTAAACGTAACGGAATTGCTGCCTGTGGTCGTAGTAATCTGATTGGACGTTCCCGCTAAATCAAGCGTCTCACCGTTGGTGATTACCTGGGCAGTGCCCGTATCAGCAGAAATATTGAGATCGTAACCAGAAGCAACCTGCGTATCGACATAGCTTTTAATAGCAAGAGCAGAAGCAACTGTATCGTTACTAGCGGAAACAGAGGATAGGTCTGTATCGATTGCGATGTTAGTTGGGGTAGCTGCGATTCCTGAGCTGTTACCCATAACACTGAGTGCCGAGAGATTAGCGAGCTTAGCGAAAGTTACTTGGCTGTCTCCGATGTGGATTGTATCGATAGAGCCATCTACATACTGATCGCTATCTACTGAGTTATCAGCCATTTTAGCTAATGTTACATTCGCATCGAGGATCTTCAGTGTGGTTACAGCGTCATTCGCGATGGTGACCGCACCACCGTTTGTGATCGTTACGTCACCACTGACATCTACGTTGTCGAAGTCTGTTCCGTCGTGAACTAAAATTTGTGCGTCAGACGCGTTAGTTATCGTAACGTCTGATAAATCTCCAACGCTTGATGTTCCTTCAAGCAGGACTTTTTTCCATGTTGCCATGATATTTTGTTTTTAAATTTATAAATTTTTACTTTTTCGAAAAGTTGTTGTAAATATATAAAATATTCTGTTAGGTTACACCAAAGAATAAATTATCATTATCATCTGCATACATACCCCCAGCAAAGGCTGCGGGAGGTGATGCAACAGGGAATTGTTTAAATTCTACAACTCCATCAAGATTAACGTGCCCAGTACCATTAGGGGTAAATACTATATCCCCATTACTTACTGACACGATTGATTGTCCGTTAACATCTAAATCACCCCCTAGTTGAGGTGTTAGATCTTCGACTACGTTATCTAATCCGCTACCACTTCCTACCTCTGTCCAGTTATTTGCATCTGTCCAGGTTCCACCTTGAAACACATATGCTGCAGTACCTACAATAGCAAGAAAGCCATCTACCTGTAAGTTTGCGTCAAGGTCGTCTCTTTCTGTGGTATTATCAAAGAATCCAAACCCCTTAATTTGATTCCCAGTCGCATCTAGAATAGGAGCATTGGCATTGTTGTGCGATACTGGTCCTGGAAAAATTGGCATTAGAAGTCAATAGTTAAGAGTTGAGTAGGATTTGAATGAGAGAAGGCTTGGTCGTAGGTGCTTCTGTAGAATCGGTAGGATGCTGTTATTCCATAGTCGTTGGTAATATTGTAATCTACTGGTGATTGAAAATCAGACAGTACGTTAGTTGAACCGTCTAATAGTATTTGGGTTAAGTTGCCCCAACTTGCTGGATATGCTATCCAGGTGTAGTTTAAAGCTGTATTCATTGCAGAAGTTGCAGAGATAGTAAGATTACTTGTA